CTTGCCACATCCCACGCGCGCGGATCAAAACCGCCCCACCACGGCATATTCATTCGCTTGCCATGCCCGAACATTTCAATCCAGCGATATTCTGCCTGGGTGTGTTCACGCGCAATGAAGAACGTACAACCAGCTATCGCCCCGTAAGCCCAGTTCCCGGTAAAAAGACCAATCAGTAGCTGCGCAGCCACAGCACAAAGCGCATGAAGGAAAGGTGTTATATCCATTACTCCTCCTTTATCCGATATCGCTTCGGGAAACGGATAACAACTTTAATTCTGACTCAAGTTCATCAACTCTTTCAGTCAGCTTCTGGATATGGTGAATCAGTGGAACAACCAGACGTTCGTACATTACACCTTCGGCAACAAGGCCATTGCTGGAAATAGCTTCCGGTGCATCATCTTCGTTAGCTGGTCGCCAGTGTACAAACTGAGGGGCAATTTCTCCTACTTCCTCGGCAATCAATCCGTAGAATCCCCAGTCACGCCTGTCATTTTCGCATTGTGACCTGTACCACACAGGGCGCATCCTGAAAATGAGATCGGCGTGCTCTGAATCTATTGTCTCTACTGAATGTTTATAGCGGATAGACGATGTTGACCGCAGCACAGACGAAATTGCGGGGTCAGGATTAAGATAAAGGTTTGCCGCCGCTGTAGTCGTGCCCAATCCCCACAAATAAAACGCTTCACGGCCAGTCAACGGGTAAAAATCTCCACCATAACGACCGCTTTCCAGAGCGTTCACTTCCAGTTTGTTTTTCAGCTTATTATCAACTTCAGTTTTTGTGTATCTGGTGCTGATATCCTGCTTTGCACTGGTCATATCAGCCTGAAGCGTTGATACTTTTCCGTTAATTGAGGAAATATCTTCCTTGGCTTTACTGACATCTCCCTTTAACGTGGTGATGTCTCCTGGAATTACTGTCGATGTAGCCATTTGTCTCCCTCACATCCAGCCACGAAGTTGATGTTCAACTACAACCGCGTATTCATCGAATATTAACGATTTTTTTGCATCATTAATGATGCGCACGTTTACAAAATATCCATCTTCCTTAACACATACCGGTTCGCCATCTTCAGTCAGTTCTCCGGTTTCTTTGTACACGTTACCTATCACGTCAATAAGAATATCATCCTGCATCGACTCGTCATCATAATAGCCAATGCTATCCATAAAGGCCGAAAAGTCGGCCCTGTCTGCAAATTTGAGTGTTAAATCTTTCATTAGATTGACTCCCCCATCTGAGCATCAGTCAATGCCTTGTGCCATATTCTGAAATTCCTGACATGACCAAATAAATGACGCAACCCGGCTGTAGTCTGGCCTCCAATACGGATAATTGCGGAGTTCTGAATATAGGACCATGTGGCTTTCTTTTCGCTAGATATACGCCCGTTACTTACTGAGCACGTAGACTGATCTGACTTTACACGCATCCCCATAACCATTTTTTCAAGCGATGCGTTTTCGTTTACCCGTCTGTTAGCCAAACCTATATCACAATAAGGAAATCCGTCGTAATCTGTTGAACGACCGAAGCCAAGAATAATAGCCGCTCCGGTTTGATGACCGCCGGTATCAAAAACACGCGGTGCTGCATTTGGCGTTTTATACCAGTTCTTATGTACCTCACAAAGAACCGTAAAAGGAAGATTATAAAGGTTATTCTTGATTGGGACTGTCACCATATCGCTTGCGCGAGTGCTTGCAGTTATATCAGTTACAATAAATGACGAAGCACTTGATCCACCTTCCACTTGTGGAGTTGCGATATCCAGATAGTCTCCAGATGCTGTACCTGAACCTTTTACAGGAGCGTATTGAACCATCGCACCAATCATGCTCTCTGTATCTAGTGCATTAATTGTAGCCTGATAGAAAATCCAACCAGTAACCTCATCTTTTACAGCCTTTGCAATAATACGGTCTGCAGCAGTACCAGTTTTATCAATTACAAGTGTTGATAAATTGAGGTAAGCATCTCCCAAAAAAGTGTAAGTATAACCATCATGGTGTTCAAATCTTAAACGACACCTTATATTTTCAACATCACTTCTTACACGGCATGAAATGGTCACATATTTTTCATCACCTGTGACATCAAACCCTTTACTGCCAGAAATCGTTACGATATTAATAGCACTTGTCTGACCAATAAGAGTATCTTTTACAGTAAATCTCCCATAAGTAAAATTAAAAGAATCCGTGGATATTTCTGTGAGTTCCAGATTGCCTGACTTATTCCATTTAGATGGATTTGTTGAATTAAGCAGAAGATTAGTTCTTTGCCCCTCAATAAGCAGGCCATCACGTTCAAATCGTGGCTCATCAATGGCAGCCTCTGTCAGCACACCAGATTTGTTAATATAGGTTGCTTTCGATGCACGTTTAAACTTAACAATCTTGTCGCCAGGCATCGTTATTTCGTCGTCACCAATAACAATCTTTTTATATGATGGCAAAAAGCCCGTAATCATATCCAGTGAATCGTTAAACGGTATCCACACATCAGGCAGCGGCTGTAAGACATATTTATACGGATCTGCTGCCTGGCTTGCATACTCTCTGGCTGCGTCTTCACTTGCTTTTGCAGCGGTCTGGCTTGCAGCGGATGCTTTCGCCGAGTTCGCCGCTGCAGTCTCGCTTGTCTTTGCATTGGTTTCACTGGTTTTTGCTGCTTTTTGACTGTTGGCTGATGCAGTGGCAGAAGCAGCCGCCGCGCTTGCAGAACCAGCTGCAGCACTCTCGCTTTGGGCTGCTGCATCCTGACTGTTTTTCGCCGCAGTTTCGCTGGCTTTGGCATTCGTTTCGCTGGTCTTCGCTGCCGTCTGGCTGGACTTTGCGTTAGTTTCACTCGTCTTCGCAGCTTTCTGGCTGTTAGCCGCAGCAGTTGCTGATCCAGCTGCTGAAGTCGCAGAACCGGCTGCCGCGCTCTCGCTTTGGGCTGCTGCAACCTGGCTGTTTTTTGCCGCAGTTTCACTGGCTTTGGCATTCGTTTCGCTGGTTTTCGCTGCCGTCTGGCTGGACTTTGCGTTGGTTTCGCTCGTCTTTGCGGCTGTCTCGCTATTTTTCGCGTTGGTTTCTGATTTTTTGGCTGCTGTCGCGGAGTTTGCCGATGCAGTCTTTGAGGTAGCTGCCGCCTGTGCACTATTAGCTGCATTCGTTTCTGAGGTTTTCGCCGCGTTCTTTGATGATGCCGCTGCAGTTTCGGATTTCTTTGCCGCCGCTGCGCTCTGAGAGGCGGCTTCGGCGTTGCGTGCCGCTTCTTCCACCATTGCCTCAAAACGACGCAATGCCTCCGGCATGACATCATCTTCCGTCATGGCACCGAGAAAATCATTCAGCGTACCTGGTCTGGAACCTTCATAGACGGTAATGGTTCCGGCATGTGAAGGCGGAAAACCTTCAACCAGCAGGGTGACGCTGTACTGACCATACTCAACATCCATGCTGTAACGCCCGGCTTCATCCGGATTTTCAGAGGCCACCGTGTTCACCAGTACCGTGGTGCTGTTACGCTTTGCCTTCAGTTGAATAGTGCAGTTCTGTATTGGTTTTCCCGCACCATCTTTCAGCACACCTGAGATTTTTACTGCTGCCATATCCACTCCACAAAAAAGCCCGCCTGAACCGGCGGGCTGTCATAACACTGTGTTACCTGGCTAATCAGAACTTATAACCGACACCCACGATGAAACCGTCAGTGCGCCAGTCGCCACTGCCGGAGCCTTCATAAGCAATATCAATGGCCACGGATTCGGTCGGGTTAAACTGCACGCCAGCCCCCCACGCCAGAGACGTGTTGCTGTGGCGACCGTCATCACTTCCGGTCAGCACATCGTGCGTTTTCCCCTTGTTGTCAGTTACGCGGAGATAATCCCCGGAGAAAGTCGACACACGGCTGTAAGCCACACCCGCCATCGAATACGCGCTGAACCATTCATTCACGCGTACAGACGGCCCCGCCATCACGCTGAACCAGCGGTTACGAACGGAATCTTCATGCCAGCGGGTATCGCTGTAACGGGTCAGCTGGCGATTCTTGTCTCCTGCATAGCTGAATGACGTCACCAGCCCCAGTGTGTCCGTAAACTCATAACGGTATTTCACGTTAATCCCGTTCAGATCATCACTGCCGGGGACGTTCGTCGAGGCATGAAGATACCCCGCGCTCAGCGTGGACTGATGTTCAGACGCCCATGCAGGCGCACCGGATACGGCCAGACAAATGGCTGCGGACAAAATGGCTGCACAAACTTTACGCATAATTACCTCTCGCTTTTCTGCAATAAAAAAGGCGCCATTTCTGGCGCCCGTATATGGGTTATAAAATTCAGCTGATACTGATGCCTGCGGTGGCTTTCTTCATCACCACAACCAGCAAATCGCTGATACTTGCTGTGGGATACCAGTCATTTACCAGCCATGCTGACACCGAAAACTCCAGCGTCATGTGACCGTGACCGGCAGGCATATCAATAACGCCACTGTAAATCAGCGTATTATCCAGCGCGGTACGGTTATAAATTTCAGCACCGTTTTTCCGCACTATCAGACGGCATGAGGAGTAAATATCAGTATGCTCTCTCTCATGTTTAGCGCCGCTGAATGCCACCGCAGGAATAACAATCTGCCGGTCAAACGGCTGATCGTCATAAACCCTGACGGTAATGGTCCCTGATGGCCACCGTTCCGGTGCACGGGAGTCCCGGGGGAAAGCTTTGCCCACTGTTTTAACGAGATCGCCTTCAATCTGGTTCGCGGACAGTTTTCCCAGAACCCGACAGTTCTCGTTAATCGTGACGTTGTTGAGCGTCCCGGAGTTCGCATTCACGTTACCGCTGATATCGGCATTTTTCGCCGTCAGCCGCCCATCCGGTGTCAGGGAAAATGCCGGAGGATTACCGCCGCTGGTAATGGTCGGAGCCGTCAGGCGTTTCAGGAACACGTCGTTCATGAATATCTGATCGCCCTGACCAACAAACATCGGCTTTGTGTTGCCATTCGCAGGATTAATCATCGCAATCCGGTCAGCAGCCAGAAGCACCTGACTCTGCATACCTGCTGGCGTATTCTCAATACCGGCTCCGATACCCGCAATATAAAGGCGTCCGTCCTTCATCTGCTGCAGTTTCACGGCCCACATGCTGTTCAGGTTATTATTTGTATCAACCTGAACTTTCTGTATCTGCTGGATTGCCGCACTCTGGTCTTCCAGTTTTTTATTGACGGTCTGCGTGATTTCATTGCTGACATTCGTAATGGACGTCCTGATTTCAGCCAGGTCCGGCGCAAGCTGACCGTTATCAATCTGCGTCCACAACTCCTGGGCCAGATGTGTTTTCCCGATTTCTCCTTTGAAAAAATCCAGGTAACCTTCCGCATCATCGCTCGCCCGACCGACAGCCTCCACGAATGCCGATTTGCCAACGGTGTTCACACTGCGAACGTAAAAATAATAATCATGGCCCGGTTTGATATTGATACTGGCGGCTATCCAGTACAGCGCCGTACCAAGATAGCGGGCTGTGGTTTCAACCTGCCTGATATCGGTAATCCGCTTTTCCGAGAACCAGAACTCAAACTGTACCGTCGGGTCATAAACAGCAAGATGCGGCGTGGCGGTTATCTGAAAATAGCCCGGCGTCAGCTCAATCCTCGACGGTGCTGCCGGTGCGGCAATCCGGAACGATACCGACGCCGGATCGCCCTGCTGCCCCCGGGCATTTACCGCCCGGACTGTCAGCCTGTAGTTCCCCAGCGCCAGTTGCGTGAAGCGGTATGTGGTTTCCGTCGTCCGGGCCGTGCTGACCAGTCGCTCACTGCCGTCGTCCGCTGTTACGGTCAGACGGAGCAGGAAGCTCACGCCCTTCACCACCTTCGGTGTGTCCCATCGCGCCAGCACCTGATATTCCCCGCTGTCTGCAGTGACTTCGGCGGTCAGGTGCTGCACTGCTGGCGGCGTGACACCATTCACCGTGCCGCTCTGGTCACCGTCAAAGTGCGCCCCGTTATCCACGATGGCTTCTTTCTCCGGTACATGCTGCACGGCGGTGATGGCATACGTGCCGTCATCGTTCTCACGGATACTCACGCAGCGGAACAGGCGCTGGCGCAGCGTCGGCAGCTTCAGCCCCCACACGCTGTATTCTGCAACGCCGTCAGGAACACGGCTCACTTTCACCTTCACGCCGTCGGTGACGGACTGGACCTCCACGCTGACCGGATTACCCTGACCGTCAACCAGGCTTATCAGCGTGGTGCCGGAGGATGGCAGCGTGATTTCACGGTCGAGCGTCAGCGTCCGGGTCTGGCTGTTCACCGCCAGCACGCGACCACCG